TAGGAAATAGAGTTATAGTAAGTCAGAACGCAACAACTAATAACGCGCTTCAATTCATAATGAATAGATCTGCTATTGGATCTCCTGCTACAGCATCATCCCATCCTCCACCTATTGCGGCAGTTGTTAATGTATCGGTTGGATTAGGTACGGTTGGAGTTCCCGCCGCAGCCTCAATTAAAGTACTATAGATTCTTATATCAACTTGATTAGCAACTGATCTTATTAAATCTCTCATTGTTGTAGCGAATGGTTGTGTATCGCTATCATCAATATCTTCAACAGATATAGTTTCAGATTCTACCATGAACTTTTTAACATAAGAAGTATTCCTTGTCCATGTAGGTCCAATTATTGTAGGCAACGCTCTCTCAGGAACATTAAATATTTTACTAGCAGTTATTCCTGTTGTATCAACTGAGTCTAGAAATCCCGCAGTCTTTTGATACCATCTTATTTCTCTAGCTTTAGTTTTAGAAACAGATACTAAACCTTTAAGCAAGCTATCTTCATCAGCAAAGCCAGTTACGAATTTGTTAATATCAATTCCCCTTATATTTGCTTCACCTACAGCTACCATTATTCAGTACCCTCCTCTTTATCCCCTTCGGAGCTTACTTCTTTTTCTTCTTCCTTTCCTTCGGTGTGTGTTTCGGCATTTTCTTCTTCCATTTTACTATGTTTCAGGCGATCCGCCTATCCCTACATTTAGTAGATACTTAAAAGTTTGTCCATCTGTTGCAGCTTCTAACGCAATACCACATACTGCCGCATCATCTGAAGCTGCTGCTGCGGTTAAAAATTCATTAGTACCGCCTGTTTCACTATGAAGGCCATCACCAATTCCAATAGTTCCTCCAGCAGTTCCTTTGAATATACCTCTCATGTAAACACCAATCTCAGTCTTACCATCACTTGCGACTTTTGCTTCTGCAGCTATTCCAGCAAATTCTTGAGCAACTCCAGAAGTAATTATAACAGTCATAGGATCAGTAAGTCTTAAATGTGTTCCTTTAGGTATCGCTGTACCATTCGCACAAGTAAATCCAACAGCAGGTTCTAGTTCAACAATAATAACATTTTCGTTTGCCATGCCCAGACAGAGACCGCCCTAGTATATAAATGTTGCGATACCTAGATAGGGCTTCGACTCGTTCGTGCGGAGAAGTTTCTAAAGGATCATCTTTGTTTTCTCTTCTTTTATTCTCTTGTTCGCTAGTTCTAGCATAATTTTATCTCCTATTAATGATTCTGTGTACATCATTATATTATTTTCCAGTTTTGTTTTTGCATCAGTCCAGAATACTTCTTCTTTAGTTCCTATCTTAATCCCTAAATCCTCTGGTATACATTTACACCGGTTAGTATCTTTCTTACATATTTTGCATGCCATTAATCTCCCTTCAACATCCTCTCACCGTAATCTTTAGGAGTTTCTTCTTGTGCATCATCAGTCATTTGTCCTTTCCCAGCGACCATTTCTTCAGCATGAAGTTTCTCTTTTCTTGTTTGAAGTTTTTCCTCACGATCTAGTAGTTCCTCTTTTTTAGTGTTTACTATCTTAGCTTCTTCTATTAGATTAGGTGTTTTCTTTTCTTCAGTAGTTACTTCTTCGGTTCCTTCAACTTTTTTCTCTTCAGTTTTTTCTTCTTCCATCATTTACCTCCTTTCACTATACTTATTTCTCGTAATAATAATTGTTTTTCTAATCTCATATCCATTACTCCTTTGTCTTTGTTTATAACGAATGGGGCCTTGAATGGTATTATGGTTGGGTTAAATTTGACTGAAGCTTCAACAAATTTCACGGCAGTATTTAGAAACCCTTCAAGTTTCTCAAAATCTTTGAGTGCATCTTCTGGGGTAATCACTTTACTTTTAACTCCCGATGTTATTTTTCTAGCTGTGAAACTTAGTCCAGAGATTACATTATCCGACGCTGCCCATAGGGCTAGCACGTCTATTCCTGCTAGAGTTGTTCCAACACCTAGCGCTCCTTTAGCAGCTTTGCTTAAAGTTATTCCTTGAGATGCTGCCACTCCTGAGGCCGCAATTCCTCCTCCTATAATTGCACCTCCCGAAACTAATCCTACTTTGATTAATATTTCTTTGATTTCTTTTTCTGGTTCGTTAATTAAATCTGAGGCTTGTTTGATCGCTTCTGTTGATGGGCTTCCAGGTTGGAATTGTAAAAATATAAATGCATCTAGAACTTTTTTTAATAATCTTATATCTTTTATTGGGCTAGTTATGAAACTTACAACATCTTCAATTATTCCTCCTTCTTCCTCTGGTTCTTTGATTGCTTTATCAAGTTCTCTGCTAGCTTCTTCAATTTTTTCTGACTCTTGAGGTTCAGTTAATCTTTTTGTATCAACTTCTATTCTTATTCTTGGTGAAGTTTTGTTAACGTCAGAGAAGTTGAACTCGTATGTTGACTTGACATCTGTTTCGTTTTGTAGGATATCATCAAAAAATATTCTTCTGAACTTTGCTATGTTTGGGAAGGTAACTTCCTTATCGAATCCTTGTCCAGCAGAATTACTCCAGAAAATTCTTGCTTCGAATAGTGTTTCTCCTCTCGTTCTCACGCTATCATATCCTATTCTTACTTGATTTCGTTGACTTCCTAGACCTTGGTCGAATAATACTATCGGCTTATTAATTTCAGTTACGTCTTTTATATCTTTAGCAATTTTTTTTAAATCTTCAACTAATTCTTTAGCTTTTTCTTCTGTTATGTTTTTCCCTTTTTCAACAATTTCTTTTCCTCTATTAATTATGTCCTGTATTCTTCTTTTGAATGAACCCGTAGATTTTTCTATTATTTTTTCAGCAACTTTTTTTATAGCTTCTACACTTTCACTAACTCTATCTATCACTTTCTTAACTATACTTCTTAGAAATGCGTGTACCATTTTATACTTAGGGACTTAGTGTATTTAAACCTTCCTATACCACATTTATTCCTAGATTCGCAGCTAACAAAACATATATTCCATAAAGTAATCTCTCAAAATACTTTTGTTTAGTTTCTATTAGTATTAATCTTGCTTCAATCTTCATTTGCATCCACCCCCACATCTTTTACATCATCTCCAGTATTTTTTCTTGCATCAGTTAGTAAAGCGGGATCTATCGACGGTGGTTCTTCAAACTTAATGTCTAATTTTAATTGTGCCATTAGCTGCATCTCTACAAATTTTCTAAAACAGCTTGCTCTTGGTTGAAAATTCAAATGTAATATCTTTGATGTTGCTTCCGAGCTTCCGCTCTCGCTTCCTTGAGTGACTGATGGAACTCCAGAAGCTTTAGTCATTTCTTCTTGTAAACTTTTTATCCAAGTTATTCCTTCTTCAATACTTCCTTTTTGCATTTGTAGTACTGTAGCTTTGGCAGAACCCATTGGAACTATTATGTTCTCAACAAATTTGTAAGTATTATCTACTTTAGTTTTGAACGCTGCGGCTTTAGTTGTGTCGTCCTCATCAATCTCCCAAATCTTTACAGGGATGGCGTGTCTTCTATGGATTACGGACGTAATATCTTTAGCGATGTTAATTTTTTTTACTTGACTGTCTAGTTTTTCTGGTCCTGGAATCCCATGGATTTCCATAGCTTGCCTATTCCAGGGCAGATGAAACATCTCGTCCGGTTGCCATGTTGTTAGGATCTTTGCTTTTTTTGTTATTGGATCGATTATGTTTGAGATTTGTCTGTACTCTTTTATCATTCCTAAATTATTTCCTACGATTTGAATATTTCCCGGACTTAACGGTTTCAAATTTAAAAGTCTTCCTTTATTATCTCTAACTGGTTCAGCAAATCCATCACCACAGATTAGAGCTTGCTTCCCTATGTTCATAATTATTGAATCGAATACATCTGATCCATTACCACGCATTTTCAAAAGCATTTCTTTCTTTTTACTCGTCCAACCAATTCCTATAGAATGTAAAATGTTAGTATCTATTGGTGACGCGATTTCTGGTATGGTTCTGTATAAATTATTCCATTTCTTCCATTCAGGAATCCAAGTTCTTTCTTCTTCATCAACTGTT